ACCCCCGTACAAATGGTGAAGATCGACGGTGACTATATCCGTATAGCGCGAAGTGGGGATAGCGCTGCAGCTACCCGTGAAGGCAGGGTGTATATCGAAAACCCTGCTGGGCATGAGCCCTGTGTTTGCTGCGGAAATATGTTTAGCCCGCGCAAACTCACGCCGGTGTATGGAGGAGGGAAAGTTTGCGCGAGTTGTAGGGATACGCACTACGTCTCGACACGAATCACCGAATCAGTAAATGAGTACGCCCGGCGAGAAAACACCATAATCATCGACGGGGTTCGATACCTTGATACCGTAGATAAAGAAGCTCTCGGCTTGGTACATCTTCGGGACGGAGAATGGACACACAGAAACAACGCAGTGCCGCACTACAAGGAAGGGTTTATCCGTAACGCAAACGGGGCGTTCTGCTGTGGAGTCAAAGAGGGTGTACGGGTCTTCGCAATGCCAAATGAAATCCGAACCAATACTTGGCGCGTAGGTGGGGACGCATATTCCAAGGAGCTGTACCATCCGCACTGCGTACCAGCCAAGATGGAAACACAAACACTGATGGCGTTTCTGCAAGACGTGGTGAAATCCAAGCACCGGGCGGGTGCTACGCATATTGATGCATGGTCAACTGTGTACTATCTGTTCAGCTTTCCAAACAACAAACCAGCGGAAACACTGCGTGCGAAATTTGACCCGATCTGGGGTATTCGCAACCAGCTGGGTACTGAATAAAGGAGACCGACATGGCTGAATTTAGAGTAGGTGACAGGGTGCGTGTCACCCTGGACGAGCGTAGGTGCGTGTACGGTGACTATGCGGACGGAGATGAAGGGGTGGTCGTATCGTCCCTTCAATACGACGAAATTGAACATCCAGGATCAGTACGAATAAATTTCGACACTAGAAACCGTTGCAGCTACATAGTAGATAAATACGAGTTGAAAAATCTCAGCCAACGCAATCCTGCAGACGCGCTATTCACTTAAAGGAATTATCATGGACAGACTTATTAAAATCTTGAGCCATCGGCGCCCGGCGGGATCAACATCGGAGGCGTTCGTTATTAAAGAAGTAATCACGGACAAGTATCCGCACACTATGATGAACGGTAACGTAGTGATTAAGGTCGGGGAATCCGCTACGCTGTTCTCATGCCACACCGACACGGTACATTCCAAGCCTGGAGTTCAGCGCCTTGTATACGATGAGAACTTCGAGAGTGTGCACTTGGACAACGCACCACTGGTCAAGCCGCCGATTGATTCGCACGATCGGCTAGCGGTATTTGGAACCTACGACCGCGACTGCCTGGGGGCTGACGATGGGGCGGGGATGTACCTGCTCCTTGAGATGATCGACGCCAACGTGCCAGGAACCTACGTGTTCCACCACAGCGAAGAAATAGGAGGAATGGGTAGTCGTTCACTATCGTTCAACACTGAGTTCCTGGGACAGTTCAAACGCGCTGTGGCATTCGACCGCAAGGGTACGGGTGATATCATCGACTTCCAGCGGGGTGGAAGATGCTGCTCAGATGTCTTTGTCAAGGCACTGTCAGCGCAGCTCAAAGAGCAGGGGCTGACGTATGCAGCAGCAACTGGTAGCTTCACCGACACGGCGAATTACCGGGATACTATTCCCGAGTGCACTAACCTGAGCTGCGGATACTACAACGAGCATGGACCGAGCGAATGGCTGGATGTAGCACACTTACATGCACTACGTGACGCCGTAGTCAAAATTGACTGGGAGAGTTTACCCGCAGTACGTGACCCGAAGGAAATTTATATCCCGCCTGTTTATACAGGATACGACTGGGGCCCCAAGCGCACGAGAACCAAGCCGCTGACCATAGAGCGTTTGCGCAACATGAGTTTGTCGCAGCTCGAAAGCGCCTGCATGTGGGACGGCGACGAAGTGGCCGCTGTAATACATGCGCATTTCCATCCGAAGAAGGGGTTAAAAAATGCTAACAAATAAAGACATTGACGAAGTGCATAGCAGGCTCATTCGCATCGAGTCGAAGTTGTCACGGTTCATGGAAGTATCAGGGTTTGGCGTTAATGGTGAACGCCTTGATCGGCAATACTGCATCGTAGCGGGTGACACACCTGCTGTAATCTACGGCCCGTTCACCAGTAAGAAAGAAGCAAAAGACTGGGGTCGTGCAGCATTCGACGACTCGCTCTGGTATGTAGTTCCGCTTACGCTGGAGGTGTGACATGATTAAGTTTGACGATATTCAAGAGGGAGACACCCTCCGGTTCACGAGATGCAACGAAACCTCTTCCGGATTCCACGGGGTCGTATTCAAAGTGTTGCGCAAATATGTGCGTATATATTTGCGCAACGAAGTACGTCCCTGTATCGACATAGAGCTAATAACACCATCAAAATACAATACTAATGAAACGGGCGCTCAGCTAATCGGCGTAGGTTTCAGCGAAAATCGCTTCGAACGTACAACTGTGAACCCTTCGTACTTACTTTTTTCATAGGAGGACGTAATGAATTACTCTCAGGTAAGAAACTTACTTAGCACGGCACGTAATCGCGCTAACGGTAAACCGCTAGAACGCAACACCCGTATTTTTGACAGGGGTGATTACTTGGCGATCCAGTTATACCGCACTGATATTATTAGATTCTACCCCGACGGGCGTATCACTCTCCATCCCGGCCACTGGTACTCGCCCACCACGAAGGACCGAATCAACAGGTACACCGATGCCCGCATTTACCAACGGAACTTTACGTGGTACTTAGGCGACGGTCGCATATTCACCGAAGGGGTTGAGGTAGGCAAACGTCAAGAAGCACCCGTCGATCCGTTGTTTGCATAGGAGATTACCATGCCGATAGACCAAAACGACCCGCGCCTTCTTGTAGGGGCTAGCGTAATCGCTACAAAGCGTTCCCCAAACATTAACAATCGTGGTTATGATGTAGGAGACATAGGCGTTGTTACCGGTACACCTTTCAATGGCTGCGTCTATGTAAATTGGAAAAACGGACGTATGGGCTGGAATACATTCTTTGAAAATATAGACTTCCTCTCGTCCGACCCTGCGTATCAATTATTTAGCTAGGAGGTTGCTGTGAACCAAATTACACAAATTGCGCTCATTCAAAACCGCGTTATCTCAATCCTGGAAACACTCGATACCCCGACTAACGTACTCGATCTGTTCGATGTTCCTGAGATGCAGGAGGTGTGCCCAGACCGCGGGAAACTTAGCCAGGTACTGTCTGACTTGTGGCGATCTGGACAGTTGACACGGGTTCCTTGTGTCGTACCAGGATCGCAAGTGAAGTATGCATACGAGGTAGCGAAGGGCGGTAAGATGTCGAAGCCGCGGACAGAATCCACTTCTGCACCGCATGTAAAAGTACGACCACAGATGGAAGCTCACCAAGCCAAGTCTAAGCCGCGCATAACTGTTACAGAACACTTAGTGACGATTGAATTAGATTCTATCTACATCACGGTGGAAGTATGAATATCGCCCATCTCCTAATTGGAGAAATCATGATGATCCAAGAACTTTGCAACGAACGCGGCACGGTAGTAACCTTACTGGATGCAATCCAGGATACAGAAATTCTTGACTTGGAGCGCCTGCGGGCTGCAATATGTAAGGGAGACACGCAGGAAGTAGGCAGGTTGCTGATATTGTCTTATGAAGACTACACGTATAAAGCGTTCGGCGATGCCGTAGCTGAAGCGCTGGAGCGAGGGGCCTAACATGGCAGATACTTTGTACACTGATTTGGATTGTGCTTGCGCCCCGGATGATATCACGACATACATGCGCCTGTGGGCATCGGTCATGGCTACTGCAGTAGCGGATTACAACGCCAAGGATGCTAACCTGCGGGCCGATGCACGGGAATGGTTTGGTGAAGATCGCGCGTGTATCGGTAGCCTGCAGTGGATGTGCACACTGTTTGGGTTCAACCCGCATAGAGTACGCGAGAAAATTGCGCAGCGTACTAAGCGTACACCGATATACAAGAAAGCGGGTTGAGCGCGCACAGCACTGGTCAGCGAAGGAGGCTGAAATGAAGATCGAAATCAAAAACAGGTTCAATGGAAAAGTTCTGTTCGCGCACGATCAAGAAAACAACAGCGTCAAAGCAACGCTTGAGGCTGCCGTTAGAGCAGGTGCCGACCTGAGCTATGCCGACCTGAGTCATACCGACCTGAGCTATATTGACCTGAGTAATATCGACCTTAGCCATGTCGATCTGAGACATGCCGACTTAAGCTACGCCGACCTAAGCTATACCGACCTAAGCTATGCTGACTTGAGCTACGCCAAATTGGTCCATACCATTCTGGTCTCCGCCGACTTGAGCTCTGCCAAACTTAACTTTGCCCACCTGCCCTTTGCCAATCTGGGCCTTGCCTATCTGACCTTTGCCGACTTGGGCGGCGCCGACTTGGGCGGTGCCAGACTTGACTCTACCGACCTTAGATTTGCCGACCTTGAAACAGCAACATACGGAGAAGGCGTGATTGTTGGTAATAGCCCTACGTTCATCAACGGACTAACTTGGCCGGTTTACATCTTCAAAACACACATAAAAATCGGATGCCGTATTCACACCAAGCAGGAATGGCTTGGGTTTAATGACGCCGAAATAAGAAAGATGGAATCACGCGCATCAGAGTTCTGGGCTAAATGGAAAAAACACATCCTTTGGATGGCCCTCGAAGGGGGCAAATAAACCCAAGGCCGGATCAGTGGGTTAAAACCCGGCAGCCGGTGGATTGGTTCCACTCCTCTTTTCAAGGCCACCGGCAACTACAACAAGGAGCATCACATGAACAAAATAAATTGGTTTGATTGGCTGCTCGGCGCCGTTGTGGTGGCACTGATCTGCTCGGCGCTGGAGATTGTCGCCCTGGTAGACAAATACGCCGCATCAGCAGACGCGGCAGCTCGCGCAGTCCACCGCGCAGATATTGCCGAGCAGGCGCTGGTGGCCTGCTTAAATAAACGGCCCATCATGGGAGACGACAGGACAGTAACATTCTGCGAACCTATTACGTCGAAATTGTGACCATCGGAGGTGGGAATTATGTGCTCAAAAGACGAATACGGAAATTACACAGTAATTGCCCGCTGGATAGATGCGTGGGGCAATCAAGCTCCTGGGTTTGCGCTGAACGAGTTCCGCGGGTATGAGGGTGGATCAACGCGCGTTCACACAAGTGCTGCGGTGTATATATACGATCATCCAGAAATGGCGTTTGCGCACGATGTTTTTATGAAAGCGCAGGGCGAGTTGATGGCGTTTATTGATGCAAAATAGACTTATAGGAAAATGAAATGAAGATGATTGCTGCGCTGTACGTTGAGACTTTTGGGGCCTATTTTGGGCTGGATGGTGTAGAACCGTGGGATGAGCTTCAGGACGCTCGCCTTTACAACGGCCCTTATCCAGTAGTAGCGCACCCTCCCTGTCAGCGGTGCAGTAAATTCTGGGCTGGGCAGCCTCTATGGATTGCGAGAACAGGGGAACGCAAGATAAAAGGTGATGACGGCGGATGCTTTGCTGCTGCATTAAATAGCGTTCGCCAGTTCGGTGGGGTACTGGAGCATCCGTGGGGAAGCCATGCTTGGCCGCATTTTGGTCCTGCTGTGCCTCCGCGTCTAGGCGGCTGGGTAAAAGCCGATGACTTTGGCGGGTGGACATGCTGTGTTGAGCAGGGAAAATATGGGCACTATGCGCGGAAGCCGACTCTGCTATATGCAGTTGGCACGGACTTGCCTGAGCTTCTGTGGGGAAAAAGCGAGGCGGTATTTCCGCAGTGGGCGATAGACAAACATGGCTTGGAAAAATGCAGGCGGAGAGGTGAAGTAGGGTTCAAGGGAGGTGGGGCTAACAGCACTACGAGAATCTATACACCGGCTGAGTTTCGAGACTTGTTGCTGGGAATGGCGCGGAGTGTGTACAACAGGAGAATAACATGGACATACAAAGATGAAAGTGCTTAAGAAACTGATTTGCGCGCTGTTTGGACATCGCTACGTGGTGCAACGGGTTTTCAGCCCGACAAGCCGGAAGGTTGGCTGCACGCGATGTGGCAAAGAGTGGGGAATGAATGACAGTGTGCGTGCGTTCGTTCCGTGGGACGGTGAGCTGGAGCAGTTGCACCGGGACATCGGGCAATGACCTGGTGCGAAGATACAAACAACGAGGAGAACTAAAAATCATGAAATTTAGAGAAAAGCCAATCGTAATTGAAGCAGAATGTTACGATGGGACTAATGAAAGCGCTGAGCGAATCATGAACATAGGAGGTACGCGAGAAATTAGAAACCGTCCCGAAGGACTTTATATTGAAACCTTCGAAGGGATAATACGAGCAAACATCGGAGATTGGATAATTTCGGGACGTCAAAGGAGAGTTGTACCCGTGCAAGCTAGATATTTTCGATGCGAAATATGAGCCTGTACGCTGAAGTAAAAGGAGGATTGAATGGACTTCCTGCTTGCACTGCTTTTCTGGTTTCTTTTGTCGATACCAGTTGCCCTGTTTCTTGGCTGGTTCATTAGCACAGGAACACACAAATGAAACCATCGTGGCAATCAAAATTTATGGACCTGGCACATTTGGTAGGATCATGGTCAAAAGACCCAAGTACCAAGGTCGGGTGCTGTATTGTCAACGAAGCGAATCGTATCTTGAGCATCGGGTATAATGGATTCCCTGTTGGGGTGGCGGATACCGACGCAAGACTGAACGACAGAGCTACAAAGCTGAAGTATGTCATTCACGCTGAGGCCAATGCGATAGCAACTGCCGCACGCTCAGGAATATCCGTTGCAGGTGGGATACTTATTGTCAGTGCGCTCCATCCATGCGCGGAATGCGCTAAACTAATCATCCAGGCAGGAATTACTAAAGTTATCGCCCCTTTACCCGAGATAGACGGACGGTGGGCCGACAGTTTCGAAGTAGCAGCCACCATGTTTAATGAAAGCGGCGTTGAAGTTGATTTTTACTGAATATCCGGCGTTGATTAACCGTACCACAATATAGGAGACGGGATCAGAGGTTGGACGCCCCAGCCGGTGACACCCCGGAAAGACGGGGAACTAACACTTAGGTCGTCGTTTCTTGAACCTCCCCGGCTAAATCCGTGGGGTTCTGATTTTTGTGATACATTTTTCGCGTAAATTTTTAAGAGGAGAGCAGCATTGATCCACTATCACGGTTTACCCATAACACCGATCACTGCGGCTCTAGCCACAGTAAGCGGGGGGCATGCCTTTGTGAGTTTTCGGCGTCCGGAACAGTTGGGGCTGGTGCTCGATGTTTGCCAGTCATTCGCGGTTGACAATGGGGCATTTAGCGCGTGGAAAAGCGGCAAGTCGGTGACTGACTGGACACGCTATTACGATTGGGTGGCTGAGCTGCAACGCTATCCAAATTTTGATTTTGCCGTGATACCGGATGTCATAGACGGCGATGAACAAGCCAATGATGCACTTGTGGCTGAATGGCCTTGGCGTGGATCGGCAAAGGGCGGGTGGATCGGCGCACCTGTCTGGCACATGCACGAATCTATTGAGAGACTTCTTCGCCTTGCGCTGGAGTGGCAGCGGGTATGTCTCGGCAGCAGCGCGCAGTACGCCACGGTTGGAAATAAAAAATGGTGGGGCCGAATTGCCGAAGCAATGAACGCTATTTGCGACAAGAACGGGAACCCGATTACCAAGTTGCACGGATTGCGGATGTTAAATCCTAAAGTGTTTTCGAGGTTGCCGTTTGCTAGTGCGGACAGTACCAACATTGCACGAAACGTGGGGATTGATTCAGCTTGGCGCGGAACATATACGCCAACAAATAAAGCATGTCGGGCTTTAGTGATGCGGGATAGGATCGAGAGCCATCAATCAATGACGTTTTGGGGGCAGCAGGCCGTCGTTCAAGAAGACGCCCCAACTGGTGACACCCCGGAAAGACGGGGTTCACGACCGCGACGTGAACGCGGTGAAATCTGCTTCATTGAAGCAGAAAGTCAGCTTTGTTCCTGTTTGAGCAGGGATGAGTAAGTCTGATGGAACGTAACTAACATTTAGGAGATCGTCATGGGAGCACCAACAGAAGCAACCCGCGCGATGAAGCGGGCTAACGAAGAAGCCGCGCTGAAACGCACAGAAAAAATCATGGCGTTTGTAGATGAAAAAGGCGAGGTATCGGGGGGTGAAATTGGAGACCTAGTGGGGGTTCAACGGGTAGCTAATGTGGTGTCACCACTAGTCAAGCGTGGGCTGCTGGTAGTGCGCAAATCGACAAACCGCAACTCTCGCGGGGGTTTCATCCCTATGTACTCGCGTCCCGATTACGACGGGCCTCGCCGCGAGGGGGAAATAGCAAGCGCTAACCTACCCTTTATCCTTGAAGATTTCTGGCCGAGCCAAATTAAGTTGCCGCAAGGCAAAGTCCGGGTCCATAAAGGAGTTTGGTAAGTGAGCGACGACGCCGACAAAGCCGGTGATGCAATCGAGCTAGAACTACGGGAGTGCTTGACACGTGCAGCAAGTACAGTACACCGCGAACCAAAGGGGTGCTGTTACAACTGTGAGGCAAAAATACTTAAACCCAAGCTCTACTGCGACGCCGAATGCGAGAGCGAGCATAGGTGGTATTTGGAGCGTATAAAATGAAGCTAGTACCGACGTACATCGACTTCGAGACTTTCTGGTCACAGGAGCACACCCTGTCCAAGATGTCGCCGATGGCATATGTCATGCACCCAGACACCGAAATTATTAGCCTGGCGTACCGCTTCAATGATGATGCGGTGCACGTTATATTTGAGGAGGCCAAGATAAAAGCCTGGGCCAACAGCGTGGATTGGTCTGATAAATACGTCATCGCGCACAACAACGAGGGATTTGACTCAATGATCGCCGCGTGGCGGTTGGGTATCGAGCCTGCTATGTGGGGGTGCACGCTGGCAATGGCGAGACCGATACACGCCAAGACGACAGGACTTTCGCTCGCAAAGCTGGTAGAGCACTACGGCATTGGGGTAAAGGACGCGACCGCGCTACACAATACAAGGGGGCGGCACTTGTGCGACTTCACTCCCGATGAAATAAAGGAAATGGGGGTATACAACAAAGCAGATGTAGTGCAGTGCGCCGCTTTATTTCGAAAGCTATACGCGCAGACTTCGGTGCGGGAACTTAAACTGATCGACATGACCATCCGTATGCTTGTGTCACCCCAGTTTGAAGTTGACCGCGATTTACTGGTGGCAACGCTAAACGCGGAGAAGTTACGCAAAGAACAATCACTGGCCGACTTAGCCGAGCTTATGGGCGCCGATTCTATAGATGTACTGCAGTCGATGTTGGCGTCCGGTCCCAAGTTTGCATCGTTTCTAGTCGAGCGCGGTATTGAGCCGCCGATGAAGCCGTCCCCTTCAAACCCGGAGAAGCAAACCTATGCACTGGCAAAGACAGATCAATCATTTCTCGATCTTCAGGAGCATGACGACCCTATTGTTGCTGCTGCCGCTACTGCTCGCCTGGGGGTTAAGTCCACTATCCTGGAGACGCGAATTGATGCGTTTATCAAGGCGTCTGATGCGGTGGATGGTAAACTCCCAATCCCGTTGAAATATGCTGGCGCAGACACGACGAAGCGGTGGAGCGGGTGGGCGTATAATCCGCAGAATTTACCGCGTATTACGCCGGGCAAACCTAAACTCAGTGACGCACTGCGTATGTGCATGCGGGCACCCAAAGGCTACAAGGTAGTCGTCGCCGACCTGAGTGGTATCGAGTTGAGGGTTAACCACTTTCTGTGGAAGGTGCCGAGCAGCATGGCGCTGTACCGGGCGAGCCCAGACAAGGCCGACCTATATAGGAACTTCGCGGCGTCATTATATGACATAACCGAGGATGAAGTGAGTAAGGCCCAGCGCCAGGTAGGTAAGGTCGCGCACTTGGGACTAGGCTTCGGGGCCGGGGCTACCACCTTCCAGAAGGTGGCCAAGCTGATGGGCGGCGTATCGCTAACCGAGGACGAGTCCGAAAACGTAGTAGCCAAGTGGCGCGGGGAGTACCCACAAATAGCTCGTGGGTGGCGCACATGCCACTCGATGCTAGACTATATGATGCTCGACGACGAACCCGTAGATATCGACCCGTGGGGACTGTGCCAAGCAGTCAAGGGCGGAATAAAAACCCCGCAGGGCATGATCCGTTACCCTGATCTGCGACAGGAAACAGACGAAAACGGCAAGCAGGAATGGTGGTACGGGCAAGGCCGTCACAAGGCGCGTATATACGCCGGGAAAATTGATGAAAACTGCATAGCTGAAGGAACTCTTGTTCTAACCGATTCTGGGTGGAAGCCGATCGAAAACATCAGCACTACTGATTGGGTGCACGACGGTGACGGTTTCGTACAGCACGAAGGTAAGATATTTAAGTCAGTGCAACACTGTGTTAGTGTAGATGGCGTGTACATGACCCCTGACCACGAGGTACTTACCGATGATGGATGGAAAGAAGCATCACAATTTCCGAAACCTTACAGGCCAAACATTCGGGGCGCTGACCGCCTTAAATCCAGATCACTACAAACGGAAAGCTACAAAGTCTACGACATTCGTAACTCAGGCCCACAGCATAGATTCGTAGTTCTTGGGGAAAACGGCCCATTCATCGTGCATAACTGCGTACAGCATTTAGCACGCGAGATTATCGCGGATAATGCGTTAGTCATACAGAAGCGCTACCCCATCGCGCATATGGTGCATGATGAAATTATCTTGGTCGTACCAGAGAGCGAAGCGCAGGATGCACTGGATTTTATGCAAACAACAATGCGTACACCGCCTAAATGGTGGCCTGAGCTAGTTACTTGGAGCGAAGGCGCTATAGGTGAC